GCCATGCCCATGCTTTGCGGCGTGGGCAACAGCCACCCTGCCAGTAAAAGTAAGAGTATCCAAGGCGGGATGTTCGTCTTGTTGACTTGGATACTCTCTACGCTTTTCGTCTCAATCTCTTTTATTGTCTCAGTCTGAACGATGTCGCGCCCAGCGGTGCTTGTCGTTTCCTGAGCTACTATCTTCTGCTCGACTTCCCTCGCCACGTTGGTGCCGATTGGGGTCACGCTCACTCCACCAGATGGCGACAGCAAAGATGGCAACCCAGAGCAGCCCGCCAACAACAATATGCAGATTATGCAGGGTAGTTTGACCATGATAATTGCCAATGCGGGCCATCGGGGAAGTTCTTCCAGTCTCCACCCCACTCAAGGCTGTTAATGCCCAAGTCAATCGCTGCTGACTTAAAGTGTGGCGCAATTTCGTGATACAAAGGCCAGTCCCAGCGGATTGTACCGTCAACATATGGTGCCATGTCGATTGCATGACCCGTCAGGTGGCGGCTGCGCATCGTTGTGCTGGCACCTTTTGCTAATAACTCTTGCTGGCGTTTGAGGGAACGCACACCCTCAATAATAGAAAAGTCAATGTGAGTGCGCTTGATAGCCTCGTGGCAAATAGCCACCATGTCAGGGTGTACACCCTCTAAACGCTCAAGGCTACGCTTACCTAACTTAAATGTCATTTAGCTCCTCCACTGTTATTACTGACAGTTTGTGTTGATACTGCGGATGATCGTCCGTTGACGTATATGCCAAAAAAACCAGCACCAGCGCCGACAATAACACTAACAAATGCAGACTGAGCATTAGTCGGATGATCCAACGCCATAAACCATTCGGTGGTTCTGTAAAAAGCCAAGCCATATAAAGTAATAATCATTCTGGGCCAGATACGCCACTTATCTAGCCATTCAGGTGTCATTTGGTGCGCAGCAATGTTTCAAGGTGTTGTATAGTGGCCTTTGATTGCGCAAGTTCAGCTTTGACTTCTGACATTTGTTCCAGAAGCTGCTCGACTTTGACGTGTAGCTCTTTGTTTTCAGCTACAACACGATCAAGTTGTTCCTTGAGGGTATCATTAAACACTGCACTACGCTCATCGTCTTTTAAGCTACGTTCATGTGCGAATTTAGATCGCATGGATAAGAATGACCAGAGGCCAGCAGAACCAACGAGGGCAATTGCTAGCGGCATTAAAGTGTTCATATCAATCATTATGCGAACCTTCTTTGCTCTAGTATCTGACGGTTTGTAAGGTCTGCTAAATACATACCATGAAACGTCATCCAAACCAATGCCGCGATGTGGAACCATTCAGATAATCCGTGGCCCCCTACGTCGCGTTGGCCCATACCGTCGATAGACATCGTGTAATACATAAATTCAGTTGTATGCGGTTCATGCAACAAAAACACGACCATGATATACGCGCTAATAATTACATCTAAGAGTAATGCGTTTCTAAGATGTGCCTTACTTAGCCAGATTGTGACTGGCACAATTAGCGCACTCGATGCCGCCCAACAAATCAAAAGCCAATCTGGGATGCACATATCGCAAACGCCGTGGAACATACCCGCCATAAGTATGCCCCAAAAAGCGTAAGTCAGCATTTGCGCTGGCCCATTAGCTGACATGACTTTTCTGTATGTTCCGCGAACCCCAAGCATTATGTTATATCATCTGTTATAACAATTGGAATATATCCGTTGTTAGGGAATGTCTCGATGCTGTTATCCGAGTAAGTCACCTCAAATTCTGCTTGGAATGTGCCGATTGTATCTGTGTCGGCAGCGTCCCAGTCATACTGAACTATTCCTGTGTTGGCATTAATAACTGTAGCAGAGGCATCTACCTTTGTTGTAGATGAACCAATCTCGCGCATGTGAAAGCGCACTGTGGTACTTGCTAGGTCAACAGCGTTGCCACTGCCGTTCTGCAATGTCGCACGAATGGCTGGTGTCGTGTCATTCTGCTTTATGTAAAACGTACTCATTACGCGGCCTCATTGTAATTCTGTGCCAGTATAACAGCATTTGGCCCATCTTGCGATAGTATAGCTGCATTAGCAACGCCAGCAAACTCAAACCGCTTCGTGCGCAAGATCGTTAGCGTTGCGTCAATTCCAGTTACAATAAAGTTGGCTTCTGCAAAGTCCTCAAACTGCGCGATACCTGCAATCTGACCAGTCAGGGCAAATGTACCTGTGGCAGCAGGTAGCGTAATTGTTGGCGTAAGTACAGCTTCTTCCGTAGTTGCTGTAAACACACCAGCTTCCGCAACAAGTATCTCGCTTTCCAAGAAACTGTTGTCTTGGCCTGTCGCTGTAAATGTACCTGCGTCAACGGCTACGTGGAAATTAGCGGTAATTCGTGCATCTTCTGCACCAAATACAAACGAACCAGCCTCTGCCACAAAGTTGTCAGCAACGTCAAAGTTGATGTCCTGACCTGTGACGGTGAAGCTGCCATTATCTACGCCCAAAACCTCGTGGATGTTAATAGTTGCATCCTGACCTGTGACAGCAAAGCTGCCAGCACCACCTGTGAGGCTCGTGTCTACGTCTGTGTTAGGGTAAGAAAGTGTGAATGATCCATGATCTACAGCAAACGCATAGTTGCGCAGTAAGCCGCTGTCCTGACCTGTCAGGGTGAATGATCCCAGCCCACCGTCAATAATCGTTGTGGGAAATATTCCTGCATCTTGCCCAGTTACAGCAAAGCTACCCGCACCGTGGGAAATGCTCGTATTGGTGTTCGCTGCCTGCCCTGTAAGCGCGTAGGACGCCTGTCCAGCCGCCAGAGTAATGCCAAAGACTGTCGTCTGCCCTGTGTCTGCACCCTGACCGTATAGGCTATAACTTGCGTGGTCTGACGAAATAGACGTGTCGATGTCTACGTTGCTGATGGATACAGCGTATGCCGCGTGACCCGCCGCAAGGGTTCTTGCCAGCGGTGTCGCCGCGTCTTGGCCCGTTAGCGTAAATGTACCTTCGGCGGCAACCAGTTCATAGCGTTCGCCAGCTTCGACGTTATCCGCTAAAGGTGCCGCTGCTATAGGGCCAAAACCTAACATTGTTTATTCCTCAGATATGGTATCTGGATCAACCCAATTTGGGTTTAGCGTCCATGTTGTTCCATCAAAAGTGTACTTATTGCCTGACCAATCCGCAGGAGCATTAGTTACGTTCTCTGTAATTGTCACTGTGGTGCTATTCATATCACTAATGATGAACTGCGCAGGATCGCCTACTGCAATGTTCTCTGCGTTGCTTACGATTGTTACGTCATCATCAAACAAGTATTTGCTTAGACCTGTTGATGTTTCTACGATAGTTTTCATTTACTATCCTTTCACAATAATTTTTGTCGCGCTTATGGCAGTGCCAGCAAAGACACTAGGATCATCTGCGGTTGTACTTAACGTGCCATCTGTCTGGACGTAATAGCTTTGACCAGCGGTCAAGCCAGTCTGCGCGGTATTGACTGAGCTTACTAACTGTATAGTTGCCGTTGCTGCATCACTGTAGGCTGCGTCTGGAAAACCTATAAAATTTTCAGCAGTAAGGTTTACATTATTGAACGAATTTCTAAATACAACAGAAGTGCCGTAACCAGAGCCGCCGTAATAACCGTAAGCAACTACTACCCTTTTAACACCAGCGTCATATGCGATAGAAGTATAAAAAGGATCGTTAGTGTCAAATGTAACTGGACTACCAAAAGTAATAGAGGTTCCACTAACAGTCCCAGCGATTAGCTTGCCATTTGAAGACTGAGTGTAAGCAACAACTACTTTTCCAGCATTAGCGTCATAAACTGCTGCAACGTATGACGTAGCGCCACCAAATTCTGCGGCTGTGCCAAAGCTAATAGACGTGCCACTCACAGTGCCGACCTTAACATCAAGTCGAGAAGAGTCTTTATTGTAATAAGCTAAAACTACTTTTTCAGCGTTAGTGTCATAGGTTAGTGATGTATATTCGGTGTCCCTGTTATTAAACACAACGGGGCTACCAAAGCTGATAGAAGTGCCGCTAACTGTCCCAACAATAGCCGTTCCGCTGTCGTCAACGTCACCGTCGTCTTGATAAGAAATTACAACTTTATTGTTAGAGCTATCAAATGTAGCTGAAATGTGCGGACTGTTAGCAGACTCAAAGACAGTCTCACTACCAAAGCTGATAGAAGTGCCGCTAACTGTCCCAACAATAGCCGTGCCATATTGGGAGTTACCACCATCCCTGTAAGCTAAAACTATTTTTTGCGCATTAGTATCATAAGCTGCGCTAATATAACTAGCACTGCCGCTATTAAAAGTTGCAGCACTGCCAAAACTAATAGAAGTTCCACTGACAGTTCCAACGATTGCCTGACCTTGAGAGTTGCTGATATCCCAAAAAGCTAAAACTATTTTCTGTGCATTCTCATCGTAAGTGGCTGAATAAACACGAGCAGAATTGCTTTCAAAAACTACAGGGGTGCCAAAACTAATTGAGGTGTCGCTAACTGTCCCGACAATTGCTGTAGCATAGCTAGAATTATCAAGGTCACGATAAGCTATAACTATTTTCCCAGAATTAGCATCGTATGCAGTGGCGCTTCCTAAAATGTCTGTACTGTCAAATACTGTAGAGCTACCAACAGCCTGCGTAGCACTATCAGTCTCAACTACACTCACAGTGCCATCAGCGTTAATGATTACAGGCTTTCCGTTAGGTAAGGCGCCTGAGGCAGTAAGCTCAACAGTCCCACCGCCAGCCGCAGCATCAGCCCACTCGCCCGCAGTTGCCCCAGAGTTGACTGTCAAAACCTGACCCGCAGTGCCAAGTGATGATGGAATGTTTGCAGCAATGTCACGACCATCTACAGTGCCAGTGACTGTGATGTTGCCGTTTACAGTAGCAGCCGCAAAAGTCGGGCTGTCAGTTGTCGCCAAGCCCTGATCGATCGCCTTGATCGACGCCTCGCTTGTTAGCTCAATGTCCATCAAGGCACCAGCAGCCACAACGCTTGCCGCGTCAGTCACATCTGCGCCAGCCTCGATGCCGTCCAGCTTCGTCTTATCGCCATCCGCAAATGCACCCTCAGAAGGTGGCTGCTGAATATCTGCGCCCGCCGCTGTAACCATAACAACAGCAGCACCTGACAAGCTAATTGCCGCATCAGAGTTGCTGCTTTCAGTTACGGTACGGCTAAGTGTCGTGCCAGATGCAGTGTATGTACCTGTGCCGATTTCCCAGTTGTCGCCATCTTCGATCAGGTAGCGGACAACATCACCATCTACAACACCACCGTCAGCAAAAGACTGATATCCATCCTCTTCTGACCCTAGTGTAATAGTGCCTGTGCCTGTTGTCGCCGTAGCGACTTTTACGCGGTTTGCTAGAACTGGCATTAGTCACCTTTATGCGATTTGTACAACACCGTTTGCTGCTGAGAAGTCTACAGTCAAGCTGTCGCCATCGTTCAGCGTCAATGATGAACCATAATCGTAGTAACCGATCAGCGGGTCTGCTGGTGATGTCACTGTGTCATCGTACAGGTACACATAACGGAATGGGCCTGTAGAACCACCTGAAGATGTCAGTGTGATGTCTGTTAGAACCAACTTGTATGTGCCTGATGTCTGCGTTGATGACGTTGTCGTCACGTTACGCGAAGATAGATTTGTATATGAAATCTCAGTTACATTTCCAAGAATGCCATTTCCATCAGTAGATGGGTTTGTGCTTTCCGATGATGGTGCTGTGTTGGACAGAGCGACAACTACTTGATCGCTTTCCAAGTCCATATTGTGAACCGCGTTCACCACAAAGTCATTTACTTTGTTGAAAGTTGCCATGTTACGAACTCCGTATGTTTAGCATATGCAAGTCTTGAACGCCTTGAGGTTTAATTGATATTGAACCGCTAACGACCTGTAGTTGATCCAAATCATAGCTGCTAAAGGTATCCAACACGAAAGAAGCACTATTATCTGTCGCCATAGTTTGTGCGTCTGCCTCTGTGCAACTTACTCTCATTACTACATGGTCGTTATTATAGATGATGTAGTCTGTCATTAACTTTGCACCCCAAGAATAACGATTGAGCCTGAAAATGATGTGTTACCTGTTCCAGTCCCACGAACGATTGAAACAGACAGTGTTGCAGTCCCTGTTGTTGTAGTGGTTCCAGTTACAACTGCACCTAACCAGCCACCGATTGCTGCGCCCTCATTGTCACCGACACCATTTACGGTTGTAACTGATCCACTAGACCCAGCCCCCGACAAGGATGCTGTTGTTGTAAATGTTCGTCTGCCATTGGTAGTGGTCGATCTACCTGAAACACCAGCAATTCCTACTAATTCTACTCCGCTTTGTAATCCAGTTATCGAAACAGATAAGTTCGTTGTCCCAGTTTCGGCAGACACACTAACGGCGGTTGATCCAAGATGAGTAATACCAGAACCTATAAATCTTGCTGCACTAATCGTACCCGCAGTGATTTTATCAGCACTCAAGTTAGCAATCTTGGCGTTTGTAATCAAACCGTCATCGATCTGCGCTGTGCTAGTTATGATCCCCGCAGTAGACAACAAACCGCCAGTGATGGTATTTGCTACAATCTTATTACCCGTAATGGTGCTGCCCGCTATTTCATTCGCGGTAATCGTTCCAGTGGCTATTTCGTTAGCAGTAATTGTGCCAGAGGCAATGTCACCCGCTTGTATGGTATTTGCTAGGATTTCGTTTGACGTAATTGTGCCAGTTGCGATTTCAGATGCTGTTATAGTGTTTGCAGCAATAGCCGCCGCAGTTACTGAATTAGCAGCTAACTCTGTGGCTGTAATCGCACCAGTTGCAATTTCCCCAGCAGTGATGGTGTTCGCCGCTATTTCATTAGCTGTTACCGCCCCTGCGGCAAGTTCTGATGTTGTAATCGCACCCGCAGCAATTTTTGCTGTGCTAATGGCATCATCAGATATTTTAGTCGTAGTGATAGACCCTGCCGCCAGAATATCAGCCGTAACTGCACTATTTGCAAGTTTAGCCGTAGTCACCGCATTTGCGCCAATCTTCGTTTCCGTAATCGCACCCGCCGCTATGACAGCCTCAGTAACCGCATTATTAGCCATCGCCGCTGCCGTAACTGCATCGTCTGCAATCTGTGTTGCTGTAACCGCATCAGCGGCAATTTTATCAGCATTTACAGCATCAGATGCGATTTCTGTAGAGCCGATACCACCAGCCGAAATAACAAGAACACCACCGCTGCTGGATAACTGTGAGCCAGTAAGGTTAATATAATCCGCTGTAAGCGTGCCTGCGCTAATGTTGTTTGCATTCAGATTATCAATGTTTATTTCATCGCCATCTAATGTGCCAACAGTAATGTTTGACGCGTCTATGTTATTCACAGTCACAACATTCGCATCAATCGTACCCGCAACAATGCTATCGGCAGTAAGCGTTACCTCTACCCAAGCTGATCCATTCCACCGATGATATTCCAGCGTGTCGGTCTGGTACCACAAATCACCATCTTCTAGCGCAGTCGGAGTACTTGTGGATGGCTGCGCAAATACCGTGTTTTTTGTGCCAAGCTGCGCAGTGGTAGCGTATGCTGACAGGTCAGGCTTGTTTGTAACATCGGTTGTATAATCAACAGTGTCTTGCGTACCCAAAGCACCTAAGTCGGTAATCTTCGATGCCGTCAGATCAGGCACTTGCCCAACAGTCAAGGTGCCACGAATAGCTGCCGCACCAAATTCAGCAAAGCCTGTGTCGCGTTCTATCTTCCATCCCGACGAACCCGCAACATAGTTGTCGCTCTCTATGTCGGCATTTACCTGAATTGCGCCTGTTGGTGTAGTGAATACAATAGTCTGCGCGGATGTTCCGCCATCAATAGTCACGGTAAACGCAGACGACCACTCTTTGATAGAAGTGTCAGTGATATCGACCTGTGGCTGCGTCAAAGCCCAATCTGTTGTTAAGCCAGTAAACGATGCTGTTGATACGCTGTAACTGGTAGCAGTTGGCGCATTTGGCTGGCCAGATTGTAGAACCTGATAATAAACACGACCAGAAATGACTGTGTCACCTGTTGCACCATCTTCGCCCTGCTGCCCCGCTGCTGGATCAGCCAATGTTGTCCCGCTTGCCCCTGTGGAAAAGGATGATGCATTACCAGTGAAGTCTTTAGTCTTAACAAAGTAATAACGCGTTGTATTTTGGGCCAACCCACTGTGCACAAACTCTGTACCAGATACTGTACCGATTAAAGTTGCACCAACCGACGTGTTGCTAGTATTTGCGTAGACCTCAACCTCTTTGAAGTCATTATCTGTGGGGTTCGTCCATTTAACAACATTTTGACGAAACCCTTCATCAACCGATAGGCTAGTTGCCGTAGCTGGTGCAGTCGTATCGGCTTCCGCAGTAAACGTAACTGATTGCTGCGCACCAACATATCCGCCATCAGTGACTGCCTCGACAACAAATGTGTAGCTATCCCCATCTACAAGCAAACCCGTTTCAAAGGTGTTATCATCTGTGGTGCTTTTGGCAAAAATGCCTGTCGCATTGTTTTTATATCCAACAAGGTAATGACTGACGTATGCGCTATCTACATCATCCCAAGCCAAACTTGCTGTGACCGTATGCGTCCCGTCAGACGTGATGTTTGTGTTTTGATCGCTTACAGCAAGATTAGATATTGCCAGCCCAGCGCGTGGGTCAGGCAATGTGCTGTTGTTGCTTGTAATGTCAGCTTCTTCTGCCGACCAGCTAAATGCCGCAGAAGATGTTTCACGCAAGGTAAGCGCAACGCGCAGATCACCAGCATCACCATCGTTCTTAAACTTCCAGCCAACGACCTCAAACTCTTTTGACGACCAGCCGTAGCGATCAATCGTCAAAGATATAATATCACCGCACTCAACCTCAAACGCTTCTAGGCCAAAATCAGCAGTGAATGTCATCTGCTCACGACCACGGTAGAGCGTCATCTTTGCTAGTCGCTGCGCCATAGCTGACGACGTGGTAAATGGCAGGGTAAGGTCTAGCGCACTTTCCACATCACTGTCATCGCTGATAAATACGTCTGAGCGTATTTCAGGGTAGTCAGCCTGAATGTAGCGATTTTCAGCGTCAATGAATGTGCCGCGAACGATGTTAAAGTTGTCACGCCGCGAATGCTTGGTTTGTAAATTTATTTCACTGCGCAGATCATCAAGTGTCAAAGTTTTGACAGGTGAAACATATTCGCCAACCTTCAAGTGCCACTTGCCTGCACCCCAGAACAACGTGCCAGCGCAAGCTGTCATCATGTCGCCCAAGATGTCAGATGGCGTTCTGTCTAGGCTGATTACGCCGTTAATCTCATAACGCTTTTCTGTACCACCGCCTGATAGCGAAACATCTTCATCACATGCATCTGCCGCAACGTCAAAAGACGCACTTGCTGCATCGTCAGTGTCGCCATCATTGTCCAAACCATATGCAGATGTCAGATAATCACGAATACACAATGCAGCATTTGCGCTGTACGCCGTTGACGCATCACGCGGATCGTAGACCTTTTTGCCTTCGACCTCTGCTGTGAATAGTGGCATACCGTCAGCAAAGACGTTACTATCGTAAGCTAACCTTACATAAAGACACGCAATGCCTTCACCCTTAAAGTTTGTATCTTCGTTGTTTGTGGGTGCTGCGCCATTAACTTCCCAATCTGGGCCATCAGTAATCTCACTTAGTGTTGTGTAAACATTTTGATTGTCTGCGCCTGTAAATTTACGAATGTAAACCTTCTTCTGACCGCCAGCATCTGCCCACCGCGATCCAGTTGCATAGTGATCCGCACCAAGCGTTATTTCTTCATCATTAAGGTATATTTGCCCAATGCTGTTTACCTCATGCCCAGCAAGGACAATGATTTGGTGCAGAAACTTATTACTGCTACCAGTTGTTTCAGCATACGTGATATACCCACCCTTGCGCACTTTACCGTAGACGATTTCTTGAGGTGCAGCAGCTTCACGAGCGTTAAATAGCAAACCACGCTGGCCTACTGAAGGTTTGGGTGCAAGAGCATTTAAGGCCCATGAAGTCACAGCGGTGACGGCTACATATGAGATCACATATGCCGCAACGGTGCTGCCACCAACATAAGGCAAAATCGCCTGCGCAAGCACCTGAACACGCGGAACACGATCCCAGCTATTCCAATTCTTAATTGTAATGTCGCCTAGCTTGTACTTCATGCTTTAATCCACGCGCTTTTGATAAAGTCTATCTGTTGAGAAATTACACCTTTCTCGCTTAGAAAGATAGCCTTTGTGCCTATCGCAATACCTAACGCATCACCAATAACCCAACGCCGTGTGCGATCCGTTGTAACTAACGCTCCCTTCGGCGGTATGCGATCTATGCGCTTCATCTTGCGGTCAATCGCTTCATCAAGAGAATTGGCCTGAAACACTTTGCGCAATTCGTCGCGCTTTAAGTACAGGCCATTCTTAGTGTACTTACCAACCCAATCGTCTGCCCAACCTTCGCCATACATCGCACGATACGCATTGTTGGTGAACATAAAGCAGTCATTTGTGTGCCACTGAAACGGCACATTACGCACCTTGCGTATATACTCATTCAGTGCGTCCAGATCAGGCCTCATTCCTACCCCAGACAATCTGCTTGTCTTGCAAACCCTGCACCCAGTCAAAGAACGTGTCAGTGCCAGTCAAACCCTTTGCATTGCGTACAGCAGCATGACTTTCCGACGTGTAGCGACGAATGTTAGGACGCTCCAAGGCAATCAGGCGGCTTTCCACAGTCAAGCTAATCGTTGATGTTTCACCGCTGTCTTGAATTGTCATCTGATCCATGTAGCCACGGAAGACTTCTACAGTGTTACTGCCAACACCCCAATAAATCGTCACTGTGCGACCCTGATATTCCTCAGTCAGCGCATAGGTCAGAATGGTAGAACTCAGGCCACTAAGCGTCAGCGTAGTGCCGCGCGCGGATAGGTCTGACGCTTCTTCTAAGCCATCAATGGAAAGCAGGTTGCCCGACCCAGTGTAAGTGTTGCTGCCAATGGTTTTGTCACCGTAGCCCGTCCACAGGCGCACGTTTGCAGTCTCAAACGCCAGATCAACCGCATAGAACGGTTCAATCTGATCTGCGTCTAGTGCCGTAAGTAATGCCGCTGGAACTGTTCTCATAGTGCTTCAAACGCTCCGAATGTAATCCCGTAAATGCTGGCCTCATTGACTGACCAGCTTTGCTGATTGCTTGCTAGTCTAAATGTGCCTGACGCACTCGTCAAATCTGCTGTCGCTGTTGATGCTGCATCACGCAGCGCAGGCCATATCTCAAGTGTGCCGCTGCCGCTTTGATCTTGCAAAACCTTGTACAGGCGTGTGCTTGTGCCTGTGCCAAGTGAAAAGTAATCACCAGCCTTTAGTGTACCCGTCATCGCAACAGTGACACTGCGATCCCCAACTGAGCCTGTGATAGTCGCAGAAGTCGCTGTGCCGCGCACTGAAGTGGCAGAAGGGTCATTTAGCAAGAATGTACCGAACTGACCGCGTAGGCTCATCAGGAAGGCAATCCACTGCTCTGCGTCGGCACGTTTCATTGGCGGCAAACTTATGTCAGCTTCCCATGCTTCGCCAGCGTAAGCATGTGCCTGCCCTTTCAGCGTAAAAGGTGAGCGACTGTAGGCAACCGTATTTATTGCCCGCAACTCAATGGATGCTATGCCTGTATGCGTCGGCAGTGATAGTGGGTATGAGATAGCCATTATGCAAACGCCTTTCCGTATGAGCCGCCACGACGTTTCGCGTCAGCAACAGCAGCCTTCGCGCTTTCCGCAATCTGTGGCATAAGTGATTTTATTTCAGTGCGTACAGTTTGTTGTACGCCTGTGGATACGTTGATGGTTTGATTGACGACAACACCGCCTGAACCTTGGCCCTTAGTGTGGTCAACAACAGTCTCACGCGGGTGCAGCATAGCCATAAAGCCACCCTTGCCATCCATGCCGCCAGCACGGGCGCCGCTGCCCGTGTAGCCGCCGCCATTGAAGATGCGCGTATTAGGAAGCGTTGGCCCCTGCATCGGGCCTACTGTAGCACCCAATACCATGTCAGATATGAACCCTGTGATCTTCTTGACAACGAATACCCGATAAAGTTCCTTGATAATTTCTGAGGCCATCGACTTAAAGGCATCCTTTGTAGACTTCGTGCCATCAACCGCACTCATAAATGCACTCTCAAAGGATTTACTTATGCTATCGGCTAAATCTTGCGCACGTTTAAGTTCGGGAGTTAGTTCCGCCCCTACTGACTTCGCCAAATCAGAAGCTGAAGACTTAGTTTTGGTGATGTTCTTATCAGTTTTCCCGTACTCCTCACGAATTTGCGCCATAATTACGGCGATCTCGTTGTACCGTGGGTCACGCGGGTCAAAAATTACGGGGTCATCGCCACGCTTTTTGAGCGCACGCATTTGGATCATGGATATGCCAACTTCGTCTACTGCTTTCTTAGCCTTTTCTGCGCCCTCTTGTATCTTTGCAAATTCAGCAGCAATTGGATCGTAGTTAGGGTGGCGAGGATCAAATATTGGCTCCATCGCCTCAACTGTTTTTTCGATAGATTTGTTGACTGGCTCCATTGCCACCGCCAACGCACGCATCTGCCCTTCCATTTGAACGACCATCGGCAACAAGGCTTGTCGGGATACAGCGGGTAGCTGAACGATCTGCTCACGCATATCAACGATTGCAGACTTCATGGCATCAAAGTTTTTGCCCTCAGCAGCGGCTAAAAACTCCTCAGAGATAGCCATGATTTTGCCTTCAGGCATATTTTCTAGCTGTGCATTAAGTGCAGCGAACTGATCCTCTGATGCCTTCAGACTTTCTCTCGCCGCGTTTATAGTATCAACGTCAAGACTTTCCTCTATCGCCTCATTCAACGCCCTCTCCGCTTCGCTTATATCCTCCCTTACACCGCCAAGCTCACCAATAACCTTTATGTATTCTTTAGTGTTGATTAACTTTTCAAAGGCAAGCGTGGTCTGCTCCATTGTTTCATTAAGAGCTAGCTCGCGCTGTATCTTCAGAAATTCGCGCAAATCATCAGTCATTGCTCCGTACTTCTTACGGATCATGTCGATATTTGTACTGTTTAAAATTTGAGCGTCAGTGAGTGACCTGATTGACTGCTCAAGGAGCTTCACTTGCTCCTCATACGTCGATGCCTCGCCAGCCGCTTTCTTTGCCGCCTCTGATGACTTTTGGAACGCCACGCCAACCGCTGCTAAAATAGCAACCGCCGCACCAACGACAGAACCTATTGGGCCAAATATTTGCAAGAATTGTGGTGCCTGTTGACCAAAGGCTTGCATCTTACTTGTACCATTTGCGACCTGAACCGCGTAGTCACCAACTTGATAACCTGCTTGCTGCAAAGCCCCCATATTGAACTTACGCACATCTTTGACAGAATTTCCAAAAACGGTCATTTGTTTAGAGGTTTGCTGCGCAGTCCGACCCAGACTTTTCATCTGACCTTCGACCCGCTTTAGTGGGCGTGTAAGTTCATCACGACCCGCGAGGACATACTCTAAACGATCAACGCTTGCCATTTTTACTCATGTCCTCTGCGATATTAAAGTAAGCCACCCATTCATTATACTCGTCTACAGATATTTTCTCAATCTCTGCTATCGTCTTGCCCAATTTCTCAGCCAAGACGATCAAGTTAAAGCGGAATGGGTTTGCCCTTAGTTTCCCTCATGCTCCTCCACGGGCGTAGAAGAAAACATAGGCACAGCCATTTTGTAAATTAGCTCATGCGGCAATCTCCGCAGCATGGGCTTGTGTTCTATCGTAAAAGCCTTCTCGCCTTTTTCGTCTAATGCTTTCTGTATAATCACATCAAACATGGCTTCAATCTTAGTAGACGGAAAGTCATCGTGCTTGCGCTGGATGGTCGCCATATCAAGACCGCTGAAGGGTGTGTAGAAAAGGCGCAGAGGTTTACCATCTGCACCCAGTTCTGGCACGTCAACATACTCAGTTTTCTCCGCTTCTAAGTATGCTTTAAGTGCGTTCGCCGCTGTAGTCATTTGTTCCACCTTATGCTACGTCACCGTAGTTGTCACCACTTGTAGAACCTTCAGGGTAAACATTAATAGTACCTTCGTCATGCACTTCCATAGAAAGCTGACCATTGGTATCTGTTTCATCCCAAAACACATCAACAGACCCGCTAAAGGTCTTTAGTGTCTTGATGTATGTGCGATCTGTATCGCCCATTGTTGTATCCTCTACAGTATCGCCTGTTTGGTCGATACTGAAAGAACGGATTTCTGCGATTGCGTTGGCACCAAAATGAACGGTTCCTTCGCTACCAGTATGTGTTGCCATTGGAAGTCTCCTTACTTGGCTGTTTCAACGTCATTGATTGCTGTAATATATCTTACCACAAAAGTCATCCGCGCAATACCGACAGGCTGTTCGGCTTCACCCGAAAAGTCTATTTCTGTGGAATTTAATACAACATCCTTCGCAAGACCATTGACCGTAAAGTCATTGGCTATTGCCTCCTCAATCTGAACGCAAAGTGCGTCCACATCATCATCAAACTTATCCGTCACGCGCACATACGCGTCCACAGTGACAGACAGGTTGCGCATCAAGTCTGGTGTTCCCGATGCCATATTGTGAAACCCAGAAGCCTCTGAGCCTGTGTAAACAGTAACAGCGGGTAAATGCTCTGCTGTGATAGGGTAAATCCGAGAAGCATAAACTCTGCGCTTAACTAGGCCCACATTCGATTTAAGCTGCGCCTCGAAGCGGTCACGTATGGACTTGCGAACATGCGCCATCAGACTTTCTCCAACTGTATCTCGATCATACCCTGACCGTTATCAACCCAAGCACGCACGTAGTAAGTCGCGCTATTGATAACCAGAACATCATCATAGGCAATGTTTGGCACATCTACCGTTCTGCATAAAAATCTAGGCTGCTCTTGATGCACAGGCGCGTAACCGCCAGCATCAATCGGCACCGTTTCATTGTCAAAGATGCCAGAGGAAGTGCCATCTTCTTCTACTTCTTCCTCTACTGGTTCCACGACCTTACCGTCGTCTAAAACTGCATATCCACGATCAATTAGCTTTTGAGCCACCAGATCAATCACTTCATGCACCTTGCCAGACTTTGACTTAATGCCATGAATAGTTGCATCTTTGATTAACTTAATCTTCATTTTTTCGCCCGTGTTGTTTTAGGTTTAGCAGCACGATCTGTCGAAGCAGCAGTAGGTTTAGGCTCTGGTGCCACGGCAACTCGCCCATAAGACATTAATGAAGCCGCTTCATCTACTCCTAATTCCACGATCTCACCCGCTTTACGCGATGCACCCGCTGCGACACATGATTTCAGAATGATGTACTTCATTTTTGTCCCCTCAAAAGAGGGGGCGGCTTTCATGCCGCCCCACGTTAGCATTATGCGCCGTCGTTGTTATATGCGAAGCTAACTGCGTGACGTACTGCTACGTCCATAGTTTGCAACGCTACGATACGCACTGTGCCTGATGTTGACGCAGTGTATGGATCAACTGTGATGTCCAAGCCACCGTACATACCAATCAAACAGTCTGCGAAGTTACCGAAGTATAGATCGCCTGCTGTTACTTGGTTAGATACGATTGCGCGGTATCCGTTCATCTCACCACCAGCTAGAACGAACTGGCCTGAGCCTGCGTCTTTCGCTGTTGTTTTCAACGCGCCTGCCATGCTTGCTGGCAAGATGTACGCTAGGTTGCCCAATAGCGCGTTATCT